AACACATATCCCAACAGGATTGGTTGCTACTGCCCAAACCCGCAGTCGCCAAAATAGCTATAACTTAGCTATTCAGAATATCAAAGAAACACTTGACGCAGATGTCAAAAGACAGTATAATAGTCACATAGCGAACACAAGAAAAGATCAAGTTGGCAGTGGTATGCGAGGAGACAAAATTCGCACATATCGTTTCCAAGATGATCGTGTTCAAGACCATTTAACTGGAAAAACGGCAAGTACTAAAAAAGTACTATCAGGACATTTCAATCTATTGTGGAGTTAACGTAATTTCAGGAACACCGATATGAACATTTCAAAAGCAGATCAAGCAAGAATCAAAGAATATAACTTAGAACAAGTTCGTATACAGCAAAAGCGTGATGACGACTATCGTAAAGTTATGGAAAAAAAGAACTTTGATAGAATTGTAGCAGAACGTATCGCACGAAATATTCGTTTAGATTTAGACAAAGGTCGTTCAATCGACGTAGAATGTTAGGAGATTAAAATGCCGTGGATTCAAAATGTAGCACTTGCTGACATTCCAAAAAGGCATCACATTGACGCAGGAGAAAATAGTATGCTGATCCAAATCGTGGATCCAGCTATGGAGTTCCCTGTCCCAAAGCACCAGTTCAAAGAAATTCATCAGTTCGAATTCTTGGATTTGGAAGTAAACGATCAGTGGGGCGAGGAATTTAAAATCACTGACGAGCAGGCCGCGAAACTTGTGGACTTGCTACAACACGCATTTTACAATAAAATGAATGTTGTCGTACATTGTGTCGCAGGTGTTTGTCGTTCGGGTGCTGTTTGTGAAGTTGGTGTTATGTTAGGATTCAAGGATACCGAAGTTTTTCGTAGCCCTAACTTAATGGTCAAGCACAAGATGATGAAAGTTTTAGGCTGGACCTACGACGAAAACGAACCGCACACTATCAACGGTGTGCCGTTCGAGTATGACGAGCTGGGCAACAAGAAAATTATTGTTCCGCCACAGCGTGAAGAAGATTGGGATTAATATGATTTTACACAGAAAAGACATTGAAAAAATTAACGGCATTCTAGAAAAGTTTCCCGATGTGGAAACTTTTGAGCTAGAACAAAGCGGACACAGTGGAATTGGTTCTATCACCACTATGACTTTCAGTTATGAAGTTAATGGTATGCGTGGTAGTTTTGATATTGAAATCTCTGGAGTGGAGGACTGGTAATGAGTTTATATAATTTAGTTTTTGGTATGAACCCGGATGCTGACAAACTGTTGGCTATCTTGGACGCAACACGTGAAGACTTCGGTCGTTTCCGTAACGTCTACATGAGTGACGGTTATATTGTTGTCCATACTCGTTGTGGTGGAGGTAATCGTGAAGATTATTTCCCAGACTGGGTTACTGACCACCCGTGGTATAGTCATGATCAAGACGACGACTTCGACTGTACTTACGCAGACATCTACTTCAAAATTCCGGAAAACCACGAAGACTTTATGGCTATCCGTAATTTGGACCCAGGTCATGAACCTAGTAAGCAATGGGCTGAATTGTTTGCCGATTTAGAGGCACTCAAAAAGTAACTGTTGTTTTTAAGCCACACACGCCCTGTAACCGAAATCTCTGGTTGACAGGGCTTTCTTTTGCCTGTATAATATACTTTTAAACAAGAAAGGAGCGATATATGCCTAGTGTATTTTTAGTCAGCGACACGCACTTCGGACATACCGGTGTATGTCGCTTTACCCGTAACGATGGTGTTACAAAGTTAAGGCCGTGGACAGATCCAGATGAAATGGACGAAGCTATGGTTAAGGCTTGGAACGAACGTGTCAAGCCCACGGACAAAGTTTACCATTTGGGTGACGTTGTTATTAACCGCAAGGCTTTAAAAGTCTTGTCCAGGTTAAACGGCGACAAGGTTTTAATTCGTGGTAACCACGACATCTTTCGCGATGACGAGTACAGAATGTACTTTAGAGAATTACGAGCATACCACGTTATGAACGGAATGATCTTAAGTCATATCCCTGTACACAGTGATTCGTTAGGTCGTTTTGGTACTAACATTCACGGACACTTACACGCTAACCGCGTTAAGAAAGCTCGTGGTGTTGATGCTAGGACTGGCGAAGTTTTATACAGCGATGAGAACGATGTTCGTTACCATTGTGTTTGCGTAGAACAAACGCCTGACTTTGCGCCCATTTTGTTCGAAGACGTTATTAAGCGTATTGAAGAAGAAGGTGGATCCGTTGGTTTTAAAAACGGCAACGGCCCGACAATGTAATATGACATATATTACAAATAAGTTTCAATCAATCCGACTGCCCAATGAACCGGGCATGTTGGAATGGTTGTTAGCAAACTATCCCCACTCAGGTTATTATATTGTAGAAGTGGACTAGAATGTCTTATCGCGAATATTATTTTAAACAAATGATTAGGACCGGTAAGGCATTCTTAATCTATTCCAAGGGTTTTATTTTGAATAGGAAAGTATGATGCCAAAATGTTATCAATTAATTGGAGTACCAGCATCAGGCAAAAGTACTTGGGTTAAGGACCAAGACTGGGCTAGCGAATGTGTGGTAGTTAGTACAGATGAGTTTGTAGAAGACTGGGCACGAGAGTGCGGACAAACATATTCTGAAGTGTTTACAGATTACATGCCCACTGCCGTGAAGCTAATGGCTGATAAAGTTGTTCGTGCTCGTGAAGCAGGCAAAGATATTATTTGGGATCAAACTAGTACAACCCTTGCTAGTCGCCAACGTAAATTTAACATGTTACCTGACTATGAGCATATTGCCGTAGTGTTTAAAACACCTGAACATAAAGAACTGATTCGTCGTTTGTGGAGTCGACCAGGTAAAGAAATTCCTGAACACGTTATTGCCAGTATGATTGCTAGTTGGGAAGATCCAACTGAAGAAGAAGGCTTTAGTCAAATTTGGTATACTAACTGAAAGAAAATTATGTTGCGTTTTGCGAGTGCGATTTTAGTACTAAGTTTAACCGCTTGTGGCGGTGGAGGTGGCGGAAGCACTACAGTTACTTCTACAGGTCCTGCTTGCGAACACGAAGCCAAGATCCAAATTGGAGAGTACGCGGCTGTTAATTCAAATTTTTTATTTGGAACAACTGCTACAGGAACCAGCTGTGTAAACTTACAAAACTTAAACAATAATACAGTAAGTTCAGAATGGACTTTTAATTATGCGGCACCGGACGTAACCAATAATCCAGTAACTTGGACCACAATCATTTATGGTGACAAAGGCTCTGTAAAAACAAATACAAAATTGCCTAAACTGTTAAACTTGATTACAAGTATTCCTATCAACTATAAAATCTCAGCTAGTACTCCGACAGGCGGCGGATCTGTTTTCTTTGATGTTAATTTGTCAAAGATACCTAACCCTACAGGATTACAACCGAGTCAAGGAACTACAGTTAATATTGATATCGCACTTAACACATGGGGCGATAGATTAACTAATCCAAGCCTGTGGTATTGGGACAAGTCGAATTTAAACTTGCCCATTGTAACAATCGACGGAGTACAGTACTACTTTCAAGTAGACGGTACATATGATCCTAATTCTAAATTGCCTATCTCGTTTACAAGATTGGATTTTAAAGGATCGTTAAATCGAAATGAAACAATAAACATTAAATCATTCTTAGACTATCTTGTCCTAAACAACATTATCCCAAATAATCTTTATGTAAGTGTAATTGAATTGGGTGCTGAAATACAGGACGGAGTTGGTGATATTAAGATTGAAAGTTACAATCTTTCGGTAAACTAAAATAGAGCCTACGGGCTCTATTTTTTTGACTTGTGTTTCTATAGGCTATATAATATGCTATGAGCAAATTATCTAAAAGCCCTGAACGTAATACTTTCCAAAAGGAAAAATATCTCGAGCGTCAATCCGCGAAGGGTAAGACACCGGAGAACGATGAAACTACTAGATCCATGGTCGAATACTATGAAAGCTGGGATCTTAGAGAGGATCAACAAGAAGTGGATCCTAAGTGGCAAAAAGATAATTTAGAATATGACTTACGTACCACCGAATGGATTTTGGAAAAGGTTCGTAGTGACGATGCGTATGCTCAAAATTTGTATGCCGCAATGTGTAATAATGATTTCACTAAGCGTGAAATGTGGCCTATATTAAAAGAACAAACTTGGAGTTGCTCTTGGCGTTATGCTGGAGGCATAATTGCTCATATGCGTCAAGAAGGTGACTACATCGATTGGTACTGTTCAGGAATACGTGACATAG